TGCAAGAGATGGTATAACTTTTTTAAGTGAATTAAGTAGATCACTACCTGTTGTTTTAGCAAAGTTTTTTATTCCTTCAACTGCTCTTCCAGTAGCCTCTCCAATACCTATCATTATTAATTTGAAGTTGCTATACTCTTCTTCTCCTATTGCGGTCGCTGCTGCACTAAAAGTTGAAGATAGCTCATTTGATACACCTGCTATTACTTGTATAGTATTTGCAAGTTCTTTTCCTCTAACTATAGTAGGATCAATTCCTTGCCCTACAAGAGCTTCAAATTTTTCTGTTAGTTTAGCATTTGTATCTGCTAATTGTTGTAATTTTTTATCTACGGTTGAAGTTACTTCGTCGAAGTTTTTCAAAGATCTTGTTACATCTTCACTTCTTCCTGCAAACTGTTTAAATAGTCCTATTGCAATACTTATTGCAAAAATTATTTGTCCTATAATTGGGATTGCATTTAAAAGAGCTGCTCCAAAGAGTCTTGCTCCTCCTGCTGCCATATTAAATCCAAACGCTGCTCTAGCCCCAAACCTTGTAAAACTATATTTTCCATCTTTCTTTATGAAGTCTCCTTGAGTTCTAGCAGTTACTAAAAGTTTCTTTTTATATTGGTCTAATCCTGCACTTGCTTGTTTAAATCCTGCTTTTGCTCCTCCGCTTTGTATTAGCATTGTCTGTGCACCAAGAGTTCGAGAAGAACTACCTTCCATTGATTTTACTCTTGCTTGTGTACTAAATCCAGAACGATTCTTTTCTTCATTTGCTAATTTTTGTACTTCTCTTCTTAAATTTTTAACTTGTTCTAGCTCGTCTGCTTTTGCTTTTGCATTTTTTACTCTGTTTTTATCTAGATTTGTTTGTCTTATTTTTTCTGATTTTATAAGAGCAGCTAGTGCTTTTTGATATTCTTTTTGTCCTGCTGTATTATCTTTGATGCCTTTTCTTAATGCTTGGACTGCTTTTCCTCCACCTTTCTGACTAAGAATAAGAGATTCTGCCGCTTTCTTTCTTCGAAGAGCAGATTGTTCTTCTATTAACGCTGCATGTTTTGATTGTTTTGCTGTGGCTATTTGGTTTGTCCCTAGTTGTGCTAAAACAGGGAACATGGTATTTACTATAGTACTTGCAAACAGTACTAAAACTCCTATAAGAGTTCCTTTGTTATTTGCTAGTAGATTTATGAGAGGGGATATAAAGGTATTTATAAGATCAATACCTGAACGTGTTAAATCTGCGAAGGCAGAGGATAATTGATCGTAGGGATTTGGGTCTAAGGTATCTTGAAGATCTCCATATTTTAGAGCTCCTTGTGCAATGGTTGCGTTTAAAAATGCTTGACGTCTTTCAAAGTCTGATAAGTCTGAACCTGCCTTGCCTAGGGTTCTTGCATAGTTTTCAACAGCAGTATCTAGCCGAACCATAATACCTAGTTCATCTAAAATTTCTGGTTCTAGTTTGGCAACACCTCGGAATAGTCTATCTAGTGAATCACCTAAGTTTCTACCAAGTGCTATCGAAGCATTTCTTGCTACTTTCGTTAATTCTTCTATTTCTTTAGTACCGAAACCAGAAGTTATAGCAATTGCTGAAGATCTTAATGCTTCTTCTAAAGATACTGCATTGTCTGTAATATCTCGAAGACTTCCTGCAATTACACTAGAAGTTCTACCTGCTGCATTTGCTAAAAAATCGAAACCTTGTGCTAAAGTGTCTACTTGAGCCGCACTACGTAAAGCGTTAAAAGCAGCTGTTGCCGCAAAGACGTTCGCTGCTAATGTGGCATAAGCACCAACAAGACCAGAAGAACCTCCTCCCATAGTTTCTTTCATTTTTGAGAAACCTTTTGAGGCAGAAAGATTACTTTGGAATAAAGCTTTTTCTTTTTTGTTTGTATTATCTTGAGCTTTGTTTAATTTTTTATGAGAACCAGTAGTTCCATCTATGTCTTTCTTAAGTTTTTTCTGATGTGATTGAACAACCTCGAAACCCTTCGATGTTGCTACTACTTCAAATACTACCTTATTTGCCATTAACTTTTTCTTTTCATTCGGTCATACTCAGCTTTTAATTTTTTCTGAGATGCTTCGATTGCTCTACTGTCTAAAAACAGTAATGTTTCTAATACATATTCTTTTTGATGATTTTCGATTCCATAGTGTTCTAATAGAAAATCAAAATTTGTGTAATCTTTACCAATATATCCTATATCTGGATATATTCTGTCTCCCATGCTATAAAATATGTTCATGGAGGTTACTGTAAGTTCTGGAAAGTCTTCCCAGTCTGGAGGACATTTTTCCCAGTCGGGTTCTTCCCCCATTTGTTCCATCATTTCAAGATACTGGTCTTTGGTCATACCAATATCTTTATTGTCTAGAAATACTTCAAGTCTCTTTTTTAACTTTTCCTTGTTCTTGGCTGCGAAAATTTTCTAGATCAAAGACTACCTCATTGAGCCAATTATCAAACTCTGATGAGTTTTCAACTAAGACTTGAGCATTAGTTTCTGAAAATTCCATTTCATCTTCGGGGTTTTGATCTTTTAGATCAACAAGTAGTAAGTCTTGTAGATATTCTAATTTTAAACCTTTCCAGTTTTTAACTGTTGCTTTTGTAAATTCTACAACAAATTTTTCATCATTTAATTCATCTTCAAATTGACGAGTTTTACGATTAAATTTATTTATTGTACACTTCTTACGAAGATTTGTTAATTCTTTTCTTGATAGATTTGCAAGTTCAACTTCAAATCCATTTAATCCTGGGAATTCTGCCCAAGTGGTTTTACTATCTACTAGTAATGATTTTAATTCCATGTTGTTATATTCTCCTAATATGTTATAACGGTTGATAAGTTTGCAGGATTGCCTATCAATCGATAGTCAAAAGACTGCGTAAATACGTCTGTAGTATTGGTTCTTTTAGTAAACATACAGTTTGCTAAGTTTGCATCTAAAAAGGTGCTACCGTTTACTACTGTTTTAACACGGACTGTTGTGTCAGTATTAAAACTTTGCACTGTACTTGAATTATTGCTTGTAACATATTGTACTATATTACCAGAAACAACTCTTCTTCCGAGAGTAAACCCAGAAGGATACATTGCATTTGAAGCATTTGTAACTGAAAGACTGCTATGTAATGTTTCATATGGTGTCCATTGTATTTCATTCTGGACAGTCAATGTAGCAGATATGATGTTTGATACATCACTTCCACTCACTTCTACATCAATAAGCGATAAGGTGGGAGTTCTTGTCGAACTAGCACTCGCCAGTGAACCTGGGAGTGAATAAGAAGCATTTCCTACTCTTTCTAATTTTTGTGCCTGTCCTGAGACAGCTAAACTTAGTGGTGAACCTTTCGCTAAATTGAAATTTCCTTCTGTTATTACACATTCATTCAATTTAAAAGTGCTTTCTCCAGTTACGATATAAAGGTCAAAAGAATTAATTCTTGTTTGCCCCTCTGTAGAATCGTAATCTGTTAATAGACTTTTTACTATTGTTTCATCTTTTTCAGTTGTTAGATGAACTGTAAAACTAAAGTCCGCAGGGTTTGCTTTTGTTATGCTTGTTCCCTGAAACATTTTTGTTTGATCGTGCAAAGTCTTTACTTCGTATGCATCTTCCGCAAATGTCTGTGAGAACGATACGTCAGGAGTCGTTTTTAATAAGTAACGACTCCCTCCGTATACGAGGTGTACATTACTTTCTTTAAGAAAGTTGTACGCTGTCATTGTTATACGCCTAAACTATGGTTAGTTGCGTATTGTGAATCTGAGTGAGTTGTTGAACCCTTATATTTCACAGTCATTTCATCACCTGTTAATAGGTCTGTTCCATGAGCTGAGAACTCTACAGTTGTAGAAATCAAATCCGCAGTTTCAATTGTTGGCACTGTTAAATGCGCTTTTGGTATATCAAACTCTACTACTGGTGTAGCACTTGAAGCTCCGCCCATAAATAAACTCATATCAAATGAGTTACTTACAAGGTCAGTTGCTCCTGCTAAGTCAGTAAGTAATTGGTTTGAACCGTCTGTTTTTGTATCCAAATAACATGTTAAGTTACCAGTAACTTGTCTAGCACCTGTAAAAGAACCGATTGGTTTGTCTACAAGACCTAAAGTTTCTGGAGTTACATAAGTAACATTATTAGCGATAGTAATTGAACCACCAGTAATATTGATATCATATGTTGTTGCATCTAATCCATTAGAAGCTGCTCCACCACCTTGTGCTGCACAAGACAGAGTTAATGTTGACAATTTGTTTCTTAAATAGTCAGCGTCATCTGGTGCTACACAGTCAGCATAGTTGTAAGCTTCTACATAAGTAGTAGTACTTCCGCCAGCAGCATCTAATACACCGCTAGTATTGAAAGTAGCATACTTAGAAGGATCTTCTAATACTGTTGATACTTGGTCAATAGTTGTAGCATTACCAGACCATGTAATTTGAGCAATTCCATCAATAGAAAAGTCAATTTCACATTGGTTTACCTGAGCTTCATTCAATCTGTAAGTTGTATTTTCAAGAACAAAGAATATATTAAGTTTTAATAATTCATGATGTTCTGATCTTACAAAACTGACATCTGCGTCTGTTCCATCAATTGTAATAGCTGATGCTGAAGTACCTGTTAAAGCTCCTTCTGCGATATCTTTACCTGCCATAGAGGCCCATAAGATATTTTCAACCATATCATGATCTCCGCTTGTTCTCCAACTGTTAGTACCATGTTTGAAAGGTCTTACATAAGTTCCAAAAGACCACTCTGCTGGTGGTAAAGAATCATTGAATCGTTTTGATCCACGATTCGGTGTAGCACCTGCCTCGTTGATCTGAACATCAGTAGATTCACTTCCTTGTGAAAAACTATATCCGTCTAGTACACCAATTCTAAAAGTATTAGCATCTGCGCCATTACCTTTAAACAGTCCTAAACCTGCTCTTGAGTTGTCTGTTGTTGTTGTGCTTGTAACACCTGCAATAGTTGCTACAAAACCAGTACCACTTCCTGTTGTTGCGGATTGAGTTGCTGTTTCGTTATCAGCAAATCCATGTCCACGGAAGTTATTTGGTAGATATACTTCAGTAACTGCTCCAGAATTAACTGCTTTTACAATAACTTTTAGCTGATCACCACTTGCTGATGTTGTATCACATGTAAGGATATCACCAACAGCGTGTCCGCTACCGCCTGTAAAACCATCTAAAGCTACTGCGCAACCACCTGCGGTGTGCACTCCATTCACAGAGCTGACAAATACCTTGGTATTTCTCGATAAATTTAAAGCCATTTTGCTTTCTCCGTTTTATAATGGAAAGGGGTGCGGCGACATTTTTATGTGCCTTACCTGTTTCCTAATAACGTACTCTGAGTGTCATTTCTCCAATTCCTAAAGGGGCAATTACTCCTTCATCAGTACTTATACTTCCTATTGTTAAAGAAGTAGTACTTAGACTTGGACTGACCGTATCATCGTACACTAAACTATCATTATCATCTATGACTCTCTCGATATCTTCGAGTAATAATGCTAGAGTTTCTTGAACATCGTTGTTATCATTAACGTATGCTCTTATTGTTATATCTAACAATCTCCATTTGAATTGATCGGGTAAATATTCCCTAAATTCATCTCCTGCTACTACGCAGAGACTTGGATATTGTTCTATCTCATCTAAAAATTTTAAACGTCCTGTTACATTGTCAAAAACGTTTGAATTGTATGGGTGATTTCCATCTATTCCCTTTAACTTATCCACAATGGCATCTATAACTTTTTTTCGTTTTGTTCTACTTACCATTATATTCTCCTAAGAGTAAATTTTGTTTCTAGCTTTTGTGCCGCTAATTCTCTTATACTTCTTTCTATTAAAGGCCTTGGATCATAGTTTTTAGGATACCTTGCACCATCTTCAAATACTTTATATCTTGGATCATATGTATAATCCATATGTAGTCCATCTCCTTGAGGCACTACATTTATAAGATTTGCTGATTGAGCGAACCTTCCTGTTTGATTCTCTAAAGCAGGTCTGCCCATATTTCTTTGTATTTCTTTTGTTAGTCTTGTTTGTACAAAAGCTCTTGTTTCTATTGCTTTTTTTAAAAGCTCGTTATCTCCACCATCTCTAGTTTTTGTTCTATTAGGTAAAGGGAGTTCACTGGTTAGTACAATTCCTTTAAATGTTCTTTTTTTCCGTTGTAGTTTTTCTTTTGCGCTAACTTTTACTTTACGTTTAGATTTAGGACGTTGAGTATGTTTGGATAAATTTCTAGCAATGCGTTTTTTATACATTCCTCGCATAACTTGATTATTAATAATCATTTGATATCCAAGTTCTTCTATGCTAGAAGATCTTTTTCTTGAAGCTGCTGTTTTAGGATCGTTATATTCTTTTTCTAGTCTTTTTGTTGCTGACTTTAAAAAAGCACTAAGATCACTACCAATCTTTGCCTCTTGTTTACCACCTTTTTCAACTTGGTTTTTAACAGAATCTTCTAAACTTGATCTAACAACAAAATTATCAGATAAGTGTAATTTTCCTCCAGAGTCTATAATATCTTGAAAATGCACTAACTCTAAGTTATTAGGACTTTCAACTACTTGTTCAAATTCTTGTAAAAGTTCTGTCTTTATATCGCCGATTTCATCATCTGCAGCTCCTAAAGTGCCTCTTACACTTGCTGCTTTTCCTGCTGCTACCGCATCTTCATGTCCAATATCTAAAATATTCCAGTATGTGTTCTTTCCTTTCTTAGTAGTTGCTGTTTTAGTAAAAACATTTCCTTCTTCTTTTTTCCCAAATATCTCAGGAAATTGTTCTGCTACTGGATTTACAACATCTTTTTTAAATTTTCTAAGCGCTTCAAATAAATTGGTTTTCTTTCCTGTTGAACCTCTAAATTTTGGATCTTTAACTCTTGCTAGAACTTCTATTCCCCCACTAACTTTTTTTACTTCAAATATTACATTTTTTGAAGTGGGTTTAGCGCTAAAGTACTCCATTCCTTTGGTTGCTATTTTATCTGCGAATTGTTTTACTTTCGAACTGTCCGCATTAGGAGCTCTTAGCTTTATTTCCTCTTGAAGATCTTTTGATTTTATAGTAAATAACTGAGTTTCTTCATTCATCAAGTCTCGGAATTCATCTTCAGAACCTGATCCTGTACCACCTCCAGCTTTTGTTTTCTTAAAAAAGAATATTTGAGTTAGTTCCTGTAATTCTTCTTTTAAATTAGCTATTGCCATTACTTATGTACTTTATAGAAATCTAGTATCCTTTTAATATGGTCTGGGAATCCTATATTTTCTCTCAGACTTGTAGATACAGAGTTCTGTATCGAAGCTCCAGCAATTGCGAGTCTATCTTTTCTTTCGTCTTTCAAATAATATTTTACTAAATCAAAACATGCCAGTTTTAAATCTTCGGGTGTCGAAGCATAACCTGACCTATACACTACTTTTACTGCTGCTCTTCCTTTTGGAAAAGCTTTATCTGCAGTTGCAGTAGTTCTATAAATAGTATCTAGTTCAGTGTCTACTACGTATTCGTACTTACCACTAGAATCTGAGTTACCAGTTATTAGAGTTGTATATGAGTCATCTTGTCCTGTTCTTTCTGCTACCAGAGAGACGCTGACAAGTGGGCTTTCATCCACTAAAATAGCATTTGTATAATCATCAAGAATATCAAAATACTCTGTTTTATCTGTTGAGTAATAATCAACAAATGACGTGCCACAGTAAGTTTTTACTGCTTGACTTATGGCAGGCACTATAACATTAATTTTCGCATTTTCACTTTCTCCAGTGATTCCTGCGAAGTCCTTATACTGTTGTAATGTTACTAAATTTGCCATAATTAAAAGTGTGGGGCGATTAAGGCCGCCCCACGAATCCTGTCTAAGCCGATATTAGCTAGCTTTGTACATGTGTCCCCATTTAGAAGTAACACCATCGATTAGATCGGTGAAGCCAATTCTTTGTGAAGCGACAAGCACTCTGCGTTGAGCAGCAACTTCGTAGTCAGACTCAACGGTTACACCTCTAAGTCTTGGTAATACGTAGTTTCTAGGGTTAACAGCGATAGCTGCGAATTTAGATACTGCTGGAGTAGCGAACTCATCACATAATAGTACTCTTGATCCGAATACTTGTCCGATTTCACCACTTAGTTTAGTAGCCATGTCGCCTACTAAATTAGCATCTTGGAATTCAGCATCTTCTAGTAGTTCAAAGTATGTTCTTTGTGACACAATATAAACTACGTCTGCTGGGTTAACACCATATTTACCCATATTTTTT